CTCGATTTAAGTCGTCTTCAATCTTGTCTAGTGTGGCTGAACGTTTGCGAACATCTTCTTTCTGTTCTTCAGCTAATCCAAGCTGCTGCGACTCCTTCTTGGTAAGCTTCCTCCCGAGGGCTTGCTCCATAATGTTGCGCTCCCGCTCAGGATTATCAGACTTACGAATGCTGTCAGAGTCTTTAGCTTCCTTGTTGATTTTTTTCGCGCGCTTAATAGCAGCAGCTCTACTTAAACGCTTAGGGGCATCTTCTGCAGGAGCTTCGGGAGCCTCTGCTTCAGGAGCTTTTTCTTTATCTGACTCGCCATCAACAATACCTTTGAGCTCGCCCTCGTCGAGAGTTTCCATTGCGGGAGGAAGTTCTGCTAGAGGGTTTGCCTCACGCTCTTTGCGGAACTCAGCATCTTCTTCGTCTGTAAGTCCGCCCAGGGCCATCTCGCGGTCAAGCTCTGTTGCCTTTTGAACATTTAATTCGGAAATGGGCTCTGGCTGACTGGCAATATCGTCTGGCAGGTCATGCTGGAGGTCAGGGTCTATTCCCTTGCTCTTGAGGAAGTCGTCACTCAGGCGGACGCCAGTTACAAGTTCAGCGTTCTTGGGGCTTATCTCAACGACATCGCCCTCGCTGAGTCCGTACTCGTTTAAAGAATCGTCACTTACATATGCGCGAATCTTTGTAGCTTTTTCATCGCTACCACCAATTGCAAGAAGATTGTCTGCTTTTCTAGTTACACCATTAGCATCTATAAAGTCACCGAGTAGAGCAGCCCCGGTTACAACCCAGCGGCCTTTCTTATCTCGAGGTTGTCCCTTTGCGTTAAGCGAACGTTCCAGACTGGTATAAGCCATTTGATTCCTCTAAAAAGTCAAATAAATAAAATTTACCCTATATAGGGGCTTCTACAATTCTATCGGTATTTATTGGATGCTAGTTTAGTTATAACGAGATAAATCGTTGATGTGGTGGGTCATGTTCATAAATTTGACCCAACGAGATTTCTGTCTGTCAGTAGGAATATCTATATCCATGCGAGTCATATAATCAACCGCGTCTTGCTTCCAAGCTAGGTCCTCATCCAATGCTTCAAAAACCTTCAAAGCAGGCTCTCCCTCTTTTATGAGTTTTTGAGCTTTTTCCGCATTTGGGTACTCTTCTGATAATAGCTCTGAGACGTAGTTTCGAACATCTACCGGTTCTTCCGGATTTTTAAGATTTTGCAAAGCTTCGTAAAAAGTTGCAAAACCATCAATCATGTACTTTTCCAGAGGGTCATCTGTTTCAGGCCCCTCTTTCATTTTTTCAAGGTTTGCCTTAAACATGGAATCTTCCATTAGTTTTTGCTCTATGAGGCTTTTTGGCTCTCCTCGATAATTCATTCGAGTGATGAACCCGTCAGGGTCATAGAGATTTTCGCCGGTAATGGGCGATACCTGACTTATAAGTTCAGCACCAAAAATCGTCCTGCTATTTCCATAGCTATCCTTCATGGTAAGCCTCTCGCTCTAGTTTCTCTACTAAATTATATAGGTCACTGGAAATTTGTCCAGTTTCTTTCAAAACCTCTAAACGTGTCCAAGCATGAATGCTTTCAAAACTATCTAAAGACTGGTCTACAGCAGAAGCAATTATAGAAACGTTTCTAGGGTCTACCTGAGCAGTTTCTTCTAGCCAGTCTAGTTTTCCGTCAACACCTTTAATGTTGTATAGATAATCATCAGGGAATAGGTCTAGGTCTCTGTCATAGCTGATGTTTTCGCCCATTTGTGCAAGAATAAACTCTGTAGCTCTAGATAAAGCTTTTTCCTCATCGTTTGAAACTTTAAGTTCGCGGTATGCGACCTCTTCGACGTTTGAAAAAACAATAGGGTCTTCTATGGGACGCGATTCGTTTGCGTACGACACAACAGAAGCTATGTCTTTATATAGTTTCCTATGGTTTTTATTCATCTTCTAGCTCCTTAGGTAGCAGGTCAGCGTCCGGACTGTCATACAGAGCTGTTGCCAATAGAGCAGCTCGCTTAATAGGGTCGCCACCTTCATTCTCTGCTCTAATGTAAGAAGCTCTCAGGGCCGGAATAATCTCGTAGCCTAAAGTCGAATACTCGGCCATCTCAAAAAGAGCCTGCTCTGGAGAGTCATAATCGGCTGCTGCTCTCAAAACGGTGTAAGTCTCCTCTATAGCAGTGGCACCAGCAGTAATGGAATTGTTCTTTTTACTGGAGCGCTTGTGTGCTGCTGGCAGCAAATCATTGTCTGTCGTGTATTTAGCATTTTTTGGATTGCCGTTACGTAGTAAGTATAAGAAAGCGTTAACTCTTCCCATCGACCATGAGTTTCTGTTTTGGTCTGGACGGTGTGAAGTTGAAAAAGCGCCAGCACCACGACGGTAGACAGCCTTTAAAGTGCGAAGGTTTGTCTTTTTGCTCTTTGTATCTCCGTGCTTTTCGTTGTGCTCTTCAACTTTGTTTTCTAGAGCAGTAGTTACCTTTTTCGAAAAGTTAATTTTCTTTCCACCGCTTGCCGAGCCTTTCTTGTTTTTACTAGACCCTTTACGACGCTCGCTAGGTGCGGCAGGCTTTGAACCAGCAGTAGCAGTAACACTAACCAGTCCGTCAGGGATAACCGCGAACCTGCACTTGCCTTCTTCTTCAACCTCTTCTGCAATAATTGAGCATACGCCCCCGCCTTGGTAGAGTACGCAGCTTCCGCATTTGACTCCGATGTCTTTGACATCATTCTCCTCTGGAGTTTGGTAGCCAGCCCAAATGCCGGTCTCGTCTTCGTTAAATTTTCCATAAGTATTAGCAATAGTTTTCAAGGACTCTGCTAGGTCCGCTTCCTCACCAACCAATTTTCCAACCGGTCCTACGGGATTGCCTTCTTCGTCGTGCTCGGCATCATCACGCATGATACGGCCATCTGGCATATAGTGCCAGCCCTCAAACTCTGGCATGGCTTTATCCTCGTCTGTTTCCTGGGCATACTCAGACATACTGGTATCTACGGGCACGCAGTTGGGAACCATCTTCCCGCCCTTGCCCTTTTTCATACCAATTTGTTTGTAGCCTTCCCAGCAAGGGTCGTTACTTGCTTCAATCTCGTCGCTTTCTATAACGATGTCGTCGAAGTCGATGTTTTCTGCAGGCGCGGAGTGCCCGCCAGATGAATAAATAGGCTCGTTCATTATTACTCTGGTTCTGCTAGTCCGGATGGGGCTTCTGTTTCTGGTTCTGTCTCTGTATCTGTCTCTGGTTCTGCCAATCCGGTTGGTCCTTCTTGGGCAGGGGCACCTTCTGCTGGCGCTTCACCGGGAACGGCGTCACTCAGCATCTGGTCAATATCATCTGGGATAGGAGCGCCGGTTGCTTCCTGAGCCAGGTCTGCAACCTCATTCATAACGTCAGGCGCAACAACTCGTAGCAAGGCTTCGGTTAGTTCGGGAGTTACGGCACCCTTCTGAATCAGAAGGCGTAGGCTAAGCTCGTTGGGGTCTGGAGCGTCTTGGTCGGAGAACCCATGAGCACGACGCCAGGTATTGTAGCTAACAGCCATCTTGTCAAAGCCGGCGTCAGCATCTGCTGCGCGGTCATTACGAGTTGCAACCTGACTTGGGTCATACCAAACGCAAAGTCGATTGACTTCGTATTCTGAGTAGCCGTTAGCAATTAAGTATGGACGCAAATACATAACAGTGAGAGAGTCGGCAATCAAAAGCATCATTGGTTCGATGTGGGCCTTGTAGAGGCTCTCGTCAATCTGTAGGGCGTTTGAGTACTTAACGTTGGCAAGACCTGAAACAACATCTTTAGGGACGTCTAGGCCCTGCATAATGCGTTCTAGGACTCTTTCTGAACGCTCTGCTAGGGCAGGGTCGAAAGAGCGCTCGAACTTGAATTGCTTGATTTTTTCACCAAGTTCGGCGGGACCACGGATGATAAGGGGGACAACAGCGCTTGCCGAGTCCTCGTCCTTAATCGGAGTGGTCATTGCATCTATTAGCTGGTCTTCGAACTCGTCTGCGGCTTCTTCTGCGTTGTACTGTTCGTTGTAGTCCCCTTCTTCGTCATAGGGATAGTCAGGGTCAGGTGAAGCAGCGACAGAGAGACCGTCAGGAAGGTAAAGAGCACCAGCGTTGAGGCGAGAGCGAGCAGTTGCACGGAATGTCCTATTCAGTAGGAGTAGCTCTGCACAAAGGTCAAGTAGACCTTTCAATGAAGAGTCTGACTCTTGGGTGTAGCGTGGATGTGAACGCCAAATACGCCCCACGAAAGCGTTATTTGGAAGTTTAATATTGTCAGCACTTCCTGCCGACATTGAAGTTGCGTTACCAGATTCCTGGCGAGGATTGAGGATGTAATTACCTCGCGCGTCAATTTGTAGCTCATCGACCGAACGAATGTCCCAGCTTTCGGGAAGGCCGGAGCCAACTCGCTCTGGAATTTGAACTAGGTAGCACTCGCCAGTAACTTGCAGGTTCAAAGCCGCATCTTTTAAAAGACCAGGCTGTCCGCCGTAGGCAGAGCTTAAACGGTCAAGTGCGCGTTCTGCCGCTGCAGCCAAACGGGGGTCAACGGTTTCTGAATCCCTCACCGGGCTTGGCGACTCGGCAGGATTATCTACTACAGCTGCGTAGAGACGGATACGGGACACAACAGATGCAACAAGGTTAAAGGCGTACTTAACTTCACCAATTGCATCGTAGTATTCCCATGCTTCTGTCTGCCAAGCAGTCGACGCTGACTGCCGGCGAGCCTTAAAATATTCTGCTTCGGTTTTGTCATCTAGTTTTACCTGAGCAGCGGCCGCTGTCATCGGCCTGGGTGCGTTAAACGCCTGAGGTTCGGCATAAACGATGCCAAAAGAGTCAACAGAGACCCCTGGAGCAACCGAAGTCCGGTTGTTTGGGGACGACGTACGTGCTCCTGCGGTCCTGCGTTGATTCTGTGACTCGGAATTGGTTTTCGAGTCTTTTTTAAAAATTCCCAACGGGTTTTCTGAACTACTTAGTTAGGATTGCCGGACATGAAGGTGAAAAAAGCAGACATAACTAAGAATAATGTTCTGAGTAGAAACAATTATGGAGATATGATCTTCAAAATGTTTTAAA